TGGAGACAATTCGCTGGCGCCCCCCGTTACCATCCATTGGACGGTCCGGGACCAGTATCGTAACAGGTGGGGGGTCACACGCTTTGTGTGCCCTGGTTCCAACCTGTGGTGGGTCTAACCAACCCACGTGCCCGGCCGTTCCAGCCGGAGCCCAGCCTAGGCTGGGAGTTCCCCTCCAGAAACTTCTGGAGGAGTATTACGGAGAACGAAACTCCGTGCCCGACATCTTTGTATGCCGGGTTCAGCCGAATTTTCTTCGGCGTTGCGGCCTCTTTGAGTCCGCTAAGAAAGGTGGCCCTCGCTACCTCTCTCAATTCCCGCCTGACGAACAGGCGGCGATTCTCTTGAAGATTAATTACTTCAAGTTATCAGGGTGTTTTAAAAACATCCTGCGGACAACCCTCCATAAGAAGGGCGGTCTTAATAAAGTACGACAATGGTACTTTACGGCTAATGCAGCCGTATTACCACTACTTATTTGTAGTGATCTGGAACCCTCTTGGACTGAAATTGATCAGTTATCCAAGTGGGCTCTAGAGCAGTGTGCACAAAATTATGCACACTTTCAATCGTTTTGGAAACGATTGAAGAAGGCGATCCGCAAAGGATTTGCCCTAGGGGGAAATAATCCCTCTACATGGGAAATACAGGTGCCTAGACAGATGTCTAGGTACTGGAAAGTTTTCCGTGATCACTTCCCTATTGGGGGTGATTTACCTACTCAAGGTAGGTATGTTCTGACCTGGTGTCAGACTCGTGCGACCGGCATGGCCGATCGCAAAATGATGGATTTATCCTTAAAAAAGTTTAAGGAGACCATCACTGAAGCTTCACCTATTGTGAAGCTTGATTCGGACCTTTTATTTGAGGTCCTACGTGGCTCAACACGAATGGTTGGGTCATCTGCCCGACTTTCCGTCGGGACTACCGCGTCTCTTGAATCGACGCGGCAAGAGGGAGGCAAAATTGCCTTCGTCAAAAAGCTCACTCGTAGTGTGTGCTTCCAGGGTCGTTATGACCTTGATACTCTGGAATTAATTCCAGAGGAACCTCGCAGATGTAAATCTGCTGAGGATATTGTCCATTGGGCAATTTGGCAGGCCTTAAATAGGCCTACCTATATCCGCATGGTAAGAGTCCATGTGGTGTCGGAGCCTTCTAAGGCTCGGACAATCACTGTTGCACCATATGCATATCAGTGTATTATGGGATTATTTTCCCATATATTCCAGGATACACTCACTGGAAAATCGGTCCGATCTGGACTGCGTGCCGATAGGCACTTATGGAGGTTCCTTGATAGGAACCTCAATCCCCAGGATATTTCCTGGGATTCACTCCGACTTGATCGGAGGATTTACTCACTCTCTACAGATCTGAGTGAGGCAACAGACTTTGGAAATATGTCTGTTGCACGTCAAATTTTTGACATGTTTCTCCGGATGAGTCCTCCGGGGTTTCCCAGAGCATTCGGTGTTCTGGCCAAGACGCTTTTTTTATCAAAACGTTTTGTTTTCCTCCCTGTTAGAGGGGGATACGAGCTTGTTACCAAGCTTCGGGGGTGGTTTATGGGCGATATGCTCACTAAAACCATCCTGACCGTAGCACATGACTACGGTTGTAGACTTTCATTAATGGAGGTCTACTCTCTCGTCGGTGATGACGAGATCTCCCTGGATAATTCCAAGGAGAAGCTGCAACATCACATAGATGTTACACTTCCGGAACTAGGTTTTAAGGTGTCTGAAGAAGACACCTTCGTTTCGGATAAACTCGCATTTTATTGCGAGGAGGGGACAATAGTCCCCCAATCTATCACAGATTGTATATCTGTGAGAATGAGGAGGGGATTACCCCTCCCATACCTGGATTATCCCAGGATACGGCTGCTCCTTCCTGAGCAGTCGGAGACCGATACATATAGTATGACTAATATCGGTCGGTTCAGTCTCCTCGGTAAGGAGACTCGATGGACTCACGCAGTGAATCCAAGTGCTGAGCCCTTTTTCCAAAGGGCTCAGATCCTCCAGCGATTGCTGGTGCCTCGGGACACAGATATTCTGTGTCCCTTCACTCCCGTTGAAATCGGGGGTGATGGGGGTTTTCCCCCCTCTGGCCATAGATTAGGCCAGATTATCCAGGACAAGTCCCGGAATCCTGAGGAGGTTCTCTTCAGGATTGACTCCCTTTTATCGGGAGCCTTCGCACGACGTTTCGTGCGTTCGGACCGACTTGATAAGGTGGTGCATAAGCATCACCTTTTCGTTCCGAAAGTGGAGGGCTTAAAAGCCCTCTTACCACCCGATGCTATTATTGAGCCTCGGGTTCAGGAGGCTAAGGACCTCCTGCATTCCATGAAGTTTGACTTCCTGGAAGATCCGTCGAAGACTTTTCTTCGGCTGGCTCGTGGTGTTTATTACCACGAGCTCTTCCAAGGCCATGAGCCCCGGATGATTGACTTCTCTTTAGATAGAGAATATCATGGTGGCAGAACTAACTGCTCACCCGACCTCGATGATTTCATCGGGTCATGGTGTAACCCTGGATTTCGTTACACCAATTTCGAGGAATACTTTGTCCTTCGGGACAAGGTAAAATTCCTCGATCCCATGGTTATTCCATGGGAATTTGGTCATGTTGACCAAATTAGGGCCACTGATTGGTGGTCCATGTGGGCCAAGAAGAATCTTGACCTACGTGAGAATGGTATGGACTATGTCCTCAAATTTCTCACGGTCCATCAGGTTTTACCTGATTGGGTTGTAAAGAGATTAAATCTCTTTATGGAGAGTGATAATTATATCATTCTTACCCTTCCCAAAACTCCGGAAACTATTCCGAAGTATTTTGGGTTGGTGACGCAAGATATGCGTCTGTGTCATAGGGTCCGTCAAATACTTGACGCACGTGACCCTGACACTGCCCACTATGTTATTGGGCTTGACCCCAATATTTATCTTGTGGGTCGTACCGACGAAGTAGAAGGTCGGCAGGTGGGGAGCTCATGGCCCCTCACTCTCCCCACCGATATTCGGTGGGTGGAGGACCCAGGTGCGGTCCTTTACTCCGATTACGTAGGTTTCTCGGAGGGTTATCCGCATAGAGCGGATATCTTCGATGCGAATCTTCGCATCGAGTTTCACCGAACCTTTCCGTCGGTGATCAGGGCTTGGATGCCCTGAGTTATCACACACGAAGCCTGCCAAAACAAATTGGTTTAGGCGGAATGCGATACTGGCCTCACGGCCGTTTGACCGATACATATAGTATGACTAATATCGGTCGGTTCAG